GTTAGTTCTGAGAACTCTATATCACAGAAGTTACCACAGTCAGGCATTACTATCTTTTGACCATAACCCTTGTTTGGGTCAAGGTCGGCTAGGAAATCATCTCTCATACAAGAGTGACCTTTCTCCTTCTCTAGTGCAGCCATACGGTTGAAGGTATCTGGGAAATCTTTTCTTATCTTATTCCAGTACCCTGCACCACCTTTAACACAACCTATACAGTTATTGTTCTTATAACCTAGGTCGTACATGACAGGTGCTTTTATATTAGCTTCTTCCTTAAGGAAGTGGTAGCACTCAGACTTATTCATACCCTTCTCTATTAAAGGAAATAAAGGTTTAGCAGTAGGGTATTGCTCTTTGAACCTTAATGCTCTGTTTATCTCTGCCTTACTGTATTCAAATCCGAATACCTGTCCTTCGTAGTCTAGTTCTTCCTCTATCTTGTGTCTTACTTTCTTCTTAAGCTCTAGGGTACACCTAGCCCCGGATGGTCCGTTGATCCAGCTTAGTTTCTCTATAACATCAAATTGATCTTTATACTTGTCTGATCTGTATACTTCAATTTCTTGTCCGTACCACTCTTCGCATTCTTTCTTAAATCTTTCGTTGTCCTTGTGTGCTGAGTCGATAGCAAAGTATATTGGCTTAACCTTGCTACCAAACTCGTCGATAGCTAACTTAGTAGCTACAGCACTGGTGATACCAGCACTCCACCAGGAGATTATCAACGATTGTCTCCTGACCCTCTTAGAGTACCACGTTTCTCCCTTGAGTCTAGTTTCATAACATTAGAACCTAATACTTTGTATAGGTCACTTCCTATGTAGTTAGCTAAGCTGGTGGCATAGAACATAACGTCTCCTAACTCTAATTCAATATCTTTACTATCTAATGGCTTACCGTCCCGGATATGTTTCTTTACCTTCTCAGCTACCTCACCAGCTTCACCTACAAGACCTAACACATTTTCTATTAGTCTAGTCTGTCCTGTAGTCATTACCTTCTTCTCTACCCAATCTCCGTAGTCAAGCAGAGTTATAGGTTTCTTCTCTAAGTCCTGGTTGAACTCTTTGAAGGCTTCAATATCTATATTACTAATCATTAATTTCTACCTCTATCGTTGATACATTAAGTGAATCAAAATCCCAGAATGCATTATGTACCATTTCAGTTAAATCTTCTATATGTTCTTGGTTGTCCACCCAAGGAGAAAATAAAGAGTATTCAGCTTCTATGTCCATTGTTACTCTAAACTTCATTGTTTAATTCCTTTTCTTTTGGAGTACTAATTATACCATACTTTTGATGATTAGTCAAGTGAATTATCCTTATCTTCATTATAAACATAGTAAGGATGATAGTATACGTTGTTAGTCTCCGTATTCCCTTCTAAGTGCCTCAAGACTAACCCACTGCGTGTCGTACATCCCGTCTTCGATGTTTCTTTTGATGACAACTCCTTTCCACCAATCGTTGTTGCTTTGACCCGCCCAGGCTTCAGAAGCACCCTTGTAGCATCCGACAACAAGACCCACTGCACCTTTAGTACCAACAGCATCTTTGAAGTACATATCACGTTTATGAGAGTGACCAACAGTGCAAGAGCGATACCTACTCTGGAGGAGAGCGTATGCATGGTGTACGCCAGAAATAGCCCTCCCGAAGTTACCAGCACCAACATAGTGAGCGTAATCAACACCATCATAATTGTGAATGCTTGGAGCTGAGTTCTCATACTGGTGGTACTCGTCAAACCACTTATTTGTTTGTAGATGTTTGAAAGAAATTCCATATTTAGTTCCCTCTAATCTTGGGTCGTAAGCTATTGCAGTCTTAATACGATTCTCATGGTTACCCTCAAAGCCGTACCACTTAGGCTTCTTACGTTTACCTTGCTTGAAGTAGTGACGTAGACGTTCTTGACTATCGTTGTAGGTATCAATGTCTCTCTCATAAGACTGACTAACAACCGCCTCTGGCTTGCGTGTGTCGTAGCTGTTGAGTGACTTCATATCAGCACCGTCACCTAGGTCTATAACGTAGTTAGGTTTAAGATCATATAGGAACTTACCTAACCAAGAGAACCGATCATTTGAAGCTTCGGGTGTTGCATGAGCGCAACTGAATACTACTGCTGTTTTAGTTTTATTTGCCATCTGTACTATCCTTCTTTTCTTTTATCCATGAATCAGGAATGTCTTTATCAGCATATAAGAAGTCGTGTTTGTTACACCAATCTCCATAAGTAGTCTTTGAGCCTTTGTATAGTTTAGCTCTTGAGTTGGAGAATACGAATCTAATATCTAAGTCTGGGTATTGACTCTTTATTTCTTTATGCTTTCGTCTATCAGAGGATATGAACCTACCTTTAGACTCGATTATAATACCGTTACTAAGTAGTAGGAAGTCAGGTGTGTAGGTTCTAGTCTTAGAGTCTAGCCAATGTATCTTTAACTTCTCGTACTCGAAGCTAACACCTTTCTCAGTTAGACTGTTAGATATTAACTCCTCTAGACCTGACCTGTAACCCGCTTGCATTGCTCTGATCCGGGTCTTTGACTTTCTTAGTGAAGCTCTCATTACCAATCCTTAATCTCTGGAACTTTAGGTGGTACGACAACTTTAGTTAAGTAAACTGGACCGTAGCTGTAAGCGTACTTCTTAACACCAGGAAAGCATGACTTCTTAAACTCGCAGTATGAACATTCCATTTTAAGTTTCTTATTAGGAGATGTCTTACTCTGTGGTTCATCCTTAAAGGCTCGTCTAGGTGGTAGGTCTCTAGCTACAATATCCTTGACGTGTTGTATCTCATCTTCCTTAGTCTTTAACTCCGAAGTGAAGTCGTAGGTGTCTAGGCATATACTACCATTAACCTTGTCTATCACTAAGAAAGCACCGTGAGTCTTGTCGGTGACTAAAGGATCATCTTGGGCTGCGTACACGTATGATGAGAGTTGTGAGATATAACCAAATGGGTCTTGATCCCGTAGGTTACCTTCCTTAAACTTCTTAAAGCTATAAGGTGAAGCTGACTTAACGTCTACTGTCATGCCGTTAATAACACAGTCACGTCTGCCTTTGATACCGTGAGCACTCATATAATCCTGTTGACCTTCAACAGAGTGACCTGCTTGCTGTGCAATACATAAGGCAAGCTCTTCAATCATATCTCCGAAGAAGAACTTGAGCAGGGCAGAGGCTTGTAGTGGTTCACCAGACTTAGTTTGATTGATCTTGTACCATAGCTTACGGTAACAAGGAGTACCTAAGGATGACATAGAGAGGTATCCCCTAGGCTCTTGTGGCTTACTGAATCTTTCAACAGCCTGGCTGCTTATCGTGTTAGCCATAACATCAGACAGAGCCTTGTCCCAACCGCCATGACCTAGTAGGACTTCTTCCATGTCCTTAACTAATGTCGTTGTGCTTTTCATTATATTGCTTCCTTAACTAAGGTAAGTGAAAGGGAGCCTAAGCCCCCTCTCGTTTTGTTATAGTATAACATAACTATTAAAATGGTATATCTTCTAAGTCACTATCAACATCAGCTTCTGTTGTGTAGTTCTTTATGTTAAGTGGTGTCTCGCTACCGCCACCATTCTTATCAAACTTAAGGTGGTCGATAACCTGTACTGCTTTGAGACGTGTACCTATGCCGATCTTAGTGTCATACACATCTACAAAGACAATACCTTTAGAGCCATTACCGATGAGACCATCTTTCTCCCAATCCCAACGGCTACCGTCTGGTGAGAATACTGCTGGCTCTCCGTTAGCCCATGCCATGTTTGGTCCTTGGTCCCACTTACGTTTGAAGGTGTAACGGAACCCGCTACCATCTTCCTCTGGCTTACCCAATAAGCGTACACCAGCATCAGTAATCTCTTGAGATGTAGTACCATCAACTACTACTGAGATAGTGGTAGCACCATCATGGTCTTTATGCCAATCCGCTTGGTCACGATCAGCTTCTGTTAGCTTAGCCCAATGGAATACACCTGGAATTTCTAAAGTTGTTGTTGCCATATTTATATCTCCTATACAGCTTGGTTAATATATCGTTATTATAGCATAACACTTAGTGAGTGTCAAGCCAATTCTTACCTACATCGTATGAGCCGGGAGTAGGTATCTTGAACCCTAGATCAGTGCCTGTGTGTAGCATTGTGTCAGCGACTAACTGACCTAGGTGTGCTGCTTCTTCTTTAGTACCTTTAACTTCTATTTGGTATTCATCATGTATGAACCCTACCATCTTAAAGTTAATGCCTTCTTTCCTAGCCTTATTGTGAAAGTTAATTAGAGTATGCTTCATTAAGACTGACTCGCCTGACTGTAGCATACCAGCTAGTGTCTTGTGTTGATTGGGTACTAATACCTTTCTACCATCGTAACCCTTAAAGTAACCTCTCTCTGCAAGCTCAGGGACTAGTTGTCCTTTTAGTGTAGCTAGTCCATCTATTGAACTCTCGAACCTTTCTCTAGCATTTCCAGCCTCATTAGAACTAACATTTAATATACTAGCAGTCTTAGCTACGCCAGCACCTAGAAGCCAAGCGTAGATGAAAGTCTTAGCCATGTCCCGTGTTCCATTGGGTACATCCAAGGCTCTCTTGTTTAAGTTATGTATGTCTGTCTCATCTTCCTTCTTACCTTCCATGATAGCCTTAGCATACATATCAGCATCATAATGTCTCCATAGGTAGTCAGCTAGTACTCTAAGCTGTATACCGTCAGCATCGCAGCCTACTAGCCATGACCCATCAGGTACTTCCCAACACTCACGTAAATGTTTATCGTACTTATGTTTAATCTCCTCTACTGCATTCTTAGGAGTACCGTGAAATGCTGAAGCAATGTTAGCGGTATTAGGTGCTACGTGAGCACAACGTCCTGTCCAGGCACCAATGTTATTAATAGTACCGTGGACCCTACCGTCATCTTTTACTTGATTGATCCACTCTACTAGAGAGCTTCTACGACCTTCTAAGGTTAGCCACTGTGCTAGGTTCTTAGCACCCTCTGGCGCAGAGTCAGGTAGTGTAGCTAGGTTGTCCTCTGATACTGTATAACCGTATACCTTTAACTCCTTGTGCTTGTCTTTGTATTGCTTCTCAGTCATCTTATCAATCTTCTTACCGTAGGGTGATCCTACCTTAAGCCTACCGAACTTGATGTGTGTCTTAGTCTTATCGAAAGGCTCCCATCCAGCATCCCACAGTGCGTCTACTCTATCCTTGGAAGCACCAGGATTGAAGGAAACGTAGTCGTAGCATAACAGATCGTCACCCTTACGTTTAGTCAGTGGGTACTTCTCCTTTGCTTTAGTTACATTTGCGTACTCAGTCCCATCAGCTTTCTTCCTGTACTTAATAGTATTAACGTGTAGTAGTTTAGGAGGAAAGTCAGTCTGGAATTGTTCTTCTAGTTTCTCCTTCTTTTCTGTTACGCTGTCTAATAGTTGTTGAGCCAACTCTTTATTGAACTTGAAGCCGTAGTACTTGGTGCGTACAAGCTCTATCTGTAGATCATGCTCAGCTCTTAATGACTTAGACCAACTCTTATCAAAGATAGTCTTACGAAAGTTATTAAAGAGAGCCTCAGTGGTATCTAAGTCTTGCTTCCAATACTCTATCATCTCGTCATTGAAAGTATCGAAGTCTGTGTAGTCTCCTTTATGTTTGTTAAGTCTGATGCCCCAAGCCTTTAGGCTGTGTCTACTGCCGTTAGCTCCTGGTGGTACATCTACATCAAAGTCTATGGTAC